AGGTAGTCACCCAACACAGAAGCCTATTGAATTACTTGAATACTTAATTAAGAGTCACACCAACGAAAATGAAATAGTCTTAGACTTTACTATGGGCAGTGGAACTACAGGTGTTGCTTGTAAAAACCTAAACAGAAAATTCATAGGTATTGAGCTAGACGATAAATATTTTGATATAGCCAAGGAGCGTATTAATGCGTGATTTAGAGCATTTGGTACAAAAAGCTATTTGCCAATACTTGGACCTTAGAGGCGTACTATATTTCAGCGTGCCAAATGGAGGACAACGTAATAAGATTGTTGCTGCTAAATTAAAGGCAGAAGGTGCAAAAGCAGGAATACCAGACCTATGTATTATTCATGAAGGACAAGCATTCTTCCTTGAGGTTAAAAGACCTGCAACATCAGACTCACGTAAAGGTAGATTAAGTCCTGTTCAGAAAGAGATGATTGAACGAATTGAACAGGCAGGTGGAGAGGTTAAAGTAGTGTACTCAGTGGCAGATGTTATTGAGGCATGTATTGATTGGCAGATAAACGTACTATGAGTAAGATAACTAAATCAGCGAGGGGTCAAGCATGTACTATTCGCTTAGAAGGTTGTTATGGTGGTCCTAATAATGAAACAGTTGTCTTTGCACATTTAAACGGTGGTGGCATGGGTGGCAAGGTACTAGATATTCATGGTGCTTACTGTTGTGCTAATTGTCATGACGTTCTTGATGGTCGTAAGCAGTCTATTCACGAAAGAGAGTATTTATTATTGAGTCATTTATTCGGCATGGTTAGGACTCAAACTATCTTAGTTGAGAAGGGGTTGATGTGAAGCGAGTAATTGAACGCAAGAAAGAGAAGAGACATATTATCGAATCAATGATAGTAAGTCACTTTAGTCAGTTCCCTGAAGACGAGAAGGCTATTATTTCTATAGAGAGAGATGTATTAACTAGAAGTGGCGCTCAAAACAAATTACTGTGGATGTGGAATAAAATTATAGGTGACGAGATAGGGCATAGTAAAGACGATATGCACGATAAGCTCGTTAGGAAACTACTAGGAACGGTTGATTCTACAGATTTAGATGGTAATATAACAAGTAGAGCAATAGAAACTAAGAAGTTAAAGGTAGCAGAGATGAAGGATTACCTAGAAGAAGTAGATAGATTTGTAGCTGAGTTTGGAATAATACTGCCAAGACCCGAAGACCTATGGTGGAAGTCTATGGGAATTAAGGTGTGAGTCAATTGAAAGAGATACCTGAAGACTATTGGGAAAGACAAAAGAGATTCAAGAAGTTAGCTGAGAAAGCAAGAGAAGCAAAAAAGGAAAAAAGATGACAGCACACAAATGGGCAGAAGTAATACACGCATTCGCTGAAGGCTACACCATCCAAAAGCTAGAGGTGTTATGTTGTGATAGAAGCGTTCAACACTGGGAAGACATAGAAGTACCTATGTTTATTGAAACAGAACAATACAGAATTAAACCTTATAACGAACAATGGGAAGAAGGCAATGAGTGATTTACAACAATTTCTAACAATGATGACTAAGACCATAAGTCCTGGAAATGTTAGTGCAGGCTTGAGTGGTAAGCTTTATATTGAGGGTGACAATGTAACAACATATGTTTCTTTTTTTCAAAGAGGCATGAACGGCAAAGATGTGTGTGATTGTATAGACAAGACTAACCAAGAAGTTACGTTTATGTTTGATGCGCACGATGGATCATTCAGAGGCGTAGAGGGAGCGATATCATAATGGCAAGACCTACTAAATACAACGATGAGCTACAAGCAAAAGCAGACGAATATGTAGAGAACTATGAAACAGATAGTGTTGTACCAACTATAGCAGAACTATCATTAATACTTGATATATCAGATAGTACATTCTACGAATGGCGAGATAAATATCCTGCGTTTTCGAGGACGTTAGATAGAATCATGAAGACACAAGAGGTCGGCCTGGTCAATAAGAGCCTTAGAAACGAGATTAATCCAACGATTGCTAAGTTAATGATGCACAACCATGACTACAGTGACAGGGTGGAGAAAGACATCAATCTAAACGGATCAATGCAGAATGATAACGAGGTGATAGTAACTATCGTTGATGGTGGTGAAGTAGCGGACTATGAAGGTTAAGGTAGACATAACCAAGAAGTTCGAACCTTTCCTAAAGCCTCATAGATATAAGATTGCTTATGGTGGGCGTGGATCAGGTAAGTCTTGGACTATTGCATCAATGCTAGTAAAGAAAGCATGGGAAAAACCAGTAAGGATATTGTGTTCACGTGAGATACAACGATCTATTCAAGACTCAGTGTTACAACTACTAGGTGATACTATTGAGCGCATGGGCTTAGGTGCTTACTTTGATGTACAAAAGACTCAGATACTAGGCACTAATGGAAGTAGGTTTATCTTTGAAGGTATGCGTTCTAACATCACTAAGATTAAATCAATGGAAGGCCTGGACATAGTTTGGGTGGAAGAGGCAGAATCTGTTACATACACATCATGGGAGACACTGATACCAACGATCCGTAAGACAGGCTCGGAGATCTGGGTTAGCTTCAATCCTAATGATGAGATGGATAATACCTATGATCGCTTTGTACTACATCCACCTAGTGATTCATACGTTGTTAAAGTAAATTACAATGACAATCCTTGGTTTCCTAAAGAGTTAGAGGCCGAGAGATTACAGCTCAAAGAAAAGAATGAAGACTTATACAACCATGTCTGGGAAGGTGAAGTCTTATCTAATAGAGATGGATCATACTATGCTAAGTTTATTGACGATAGTCAGATCATGAACTTTGCTGTAGAGCCTAATATCCCTGTTGATACTTACTGGGATCTAGGTGTGGCAGATGCTACTTCTATATGGTTTGTTCAGCAAGTAGGTATGGAGCTGCGTATTGTTCATGCGTTTGAGAACCAGGGTGAAGGACTAGGATTCTACATCAACTATCTACATGACTGGAGAGTTAAGAACCAAGCAGTGATGGGAAGACACTACGCACCACATGATATTGCAGTACGTGAACTAGGCACAGGTAAATCAAGATTAGAGACAGCACGTAAGCTAGGCATTAACTTCCTTGTAGTACCAAGACTATCAGTTGAAGATGGCATCCATGCTGCTAGAGCTATACTACCTAAGTGTTATTTTGAGAAGACAGGCACTAAAGACGGCCTTAATGCTTTGAGACGATACCGCAAAGAGTTTGATGAGAAGAAGGGTGTGTACAAACCACATCCATTACATGACTGGAGTTCACATTTCGCAGATGCGTTTAGATACTTTGCTATTGCCTTTAGAGAGAATAGACCAGAAGCAGGTAAGAGACAACCTATGGCAAATACATCGTGGTTGAACTCGTAGAAAATGAAATAGACTGGTTCGTGTGTTTCGTGGATGGTGGGCGATGGCATATATGGGATCTGTTTACATCTAAAGGATTCAGACATTGTTTTGCTTTTAGATGGGATGGCTTCAATTGGATTCTAATAGATCCACTTGGTTGTTGGCTAGAGATACAAGTTATGCCTTACACAATAGATGATAATGTACCAGAGATGATGTTAGAGTTAGGTCATACGGTGCTATATGTTAGGAAGAATAGAGAGAACAAATTTATTTTCCGTGGAGTCATGACTTGTGTTAATATAATCAAGCATCTAATAGGGGTTAGAGCCTTTTGGATCGTAACACCTAAAAAATTATATAATTATTTACGGAGAGAAAACCATGGGATTCCTATCACCATCAGCACCAGGACCGAGCGAGTCACAATTGAAAGCTGAAGCACAGCGAGATCGTGAGACTAGAAAAGAAGAGTTTGCAGCAAAGAAAAGACAATCAGCAGGCTTCAGACGTAGAATGGGTAGATCACTACTTATTTCAGGCGATGAAAAGGGTGTAAAGTCAACGACACTGGGGTAAACAATGCCAAGCTATAGCAAGAGCAACCAAGCAGTAGGCTCTATCATTAAAAGATACGAGACTGCAAAAGCACATAGAGGTTCGTGGGAGTCACACTGGAAAGAGTGTTACGAATATGCACTGCCACAACGTGAGGTGTTTAATCAACATGCCTCTGGTGCTAAAAAGAATACAAGAATCTATGACTCTACAGCATTAATTGCTACTCAGAGATTTGCATCAAGACTACAGTCAACACTAGTACCACCTTTTAAGAAGTGGGCGAAGTTGGCAGCAGGTACTGCAGTTCCTAAAGAGCAACAGACTAAGATTGATGCTCAACTAGAGAGGGAAACAGATACTTTATTCTCGTATATCAACAATTCCAACTTAGCTACAGAAGCTAATGAGGCATTCCTTGATCTTGCTGTAGGTACAGGCGCATTACTATTAGAAGAAGGTGAAGGTGAGGATCTATTAAGATTCAAGGCCGTACCTTTGAAACAACTTATTATCGAAGATGGCCCAAGTGGTACAGTCGAGAACGTATTTAGAGATCACTCAGTAGCAGCACGAGACATTGAGCGTATCTGGCCTAAAGGTAAAGCATCAGAAGCAGTACATAAAATGATGCAAGAGAAGCCAGATGAGTTAGTTCACATTATTGAAGCTACTATCTGGGATGACAAAGAGAAGCAATATACATTCTGTGTAATTGAGTCAGCTACTAAGCACGTTGTATTTGAAGATTACTTTGAGCAGAGTCCTTGGATCGTGTTCAGATGGTCTAAGGTAGCAGGCGAGCGTTACGGTCGTGGCCCTATCATGACAGCACTACCAGACATTAAGACAGCTAATGAAGTTGTTAAGTTTGTACTGAAGAATGCTGAGAAAGAAATTGCAGGTGTATATACAGCAGTGGACGATGGCGTATTAAACCCATGGACTATCAGTGTAGCACCAGGTGCAATTGTGCCAGTAGGTCAGCAAGGCTCATTACAGCCGTTAGTATCAGGTGGTAACTTCAACGTATCAGAGTTAATCCTTGGTGATTTAAGAGACTCTATTCGTAAAGCCTTATATCACGATCAACTAGGCGCAGTAACAGGCCCTACTAAGTCAGCAACTGAGATCAGCATTAGACAACAAGAGTTAATGTCAGACATCGGTTCTTCATTCGGTAGATTACAGATTGAGTTTATTAATAAGTTAATTAAACGAGCTTACTATATTCTTGAGCGTGCTAAGAAAGTTTCACCTATCAAAGTAGGTGGTCAGCTTGTAGAGATCAAAGTTGTTTCACCACTTGCACAACAGCAGGACATGGATGAGGTAAGTAAGATTGCACAGTTTGTACAGTTTGCAGGCATGGTTGGCCCAGAGGCAATGCAGATCGGTCTAGATCTTGAAGCATTCCCTGAGCATATTGCTAAATTACTAGGAGTTGATAAGTCATTGATTAGAGATGCTGAAGCTAGAGTAGAGATTAAAGCTCAAATGCAACAAGCAGCACAGCAACAACAGGTGGCAGAAGCTGCAATGAAGAACCCAGAGATGGCACAGCAACTTGCAGAGGGTGAATGATAGATAATCAAAAAGATTTTGATGCGTTAATCGCAAAGGTATTCAAGAGCAAAGACGGTAAGAAGGTTCTTGAGTGGCTAGATGAGAGATACATCAAGACAGCGGTATGTGTTCCTGGTCAGGTAGAAGGTCAGGGATATTATCGTGAAGGACAGAATAGTGTGGTACGTATGTTTAAGTCCTGCATTATGAGACAAGAGAGTGGTAAATATAACAATCGTGGAGACTAGTTATTATGGAAGATGAAACATTATTATCTGAGGCATCAGCCCCAGAAGTTACGGATACGGGCGTAGCAGATACAACAACAGACGAGAACGCATGGTACTTATCAGAGGGTGTAGCAGGTGAGGGAGAAACACCAGAGTGGTTTAAGTCTAGCAAGTACGCTACTATAGCAGACCAAGCGCAAGCTTATAACGGTCTGGAGTCTAAGCTAGGCTCATTTACTGGCGCACCTAAAGATGGATATGAAACTGTCATTCCTGAAGGTTTGAATGTAGAGATCCCTGAAGGCGATCCACTAATGGAAAACTTCAATGAGTGGGCGCAGGCAGCAGGACTATCACAAGATGCTCATAGTGAGTTGCTTGGCGTGTACATCAATAACATTGTAGGCTCACAACCTAACATGGAAGATGAGATGAAGAAGATCGGTCCAGATGCTGGTCAAAGAGTTACAGACATGGTGCAATGGGCGAAGGGTACTTTAGATGAAGGTGAGTTTGCTACGTTACAGACTATGGCAACTACAGCAGAAGGCTTTCAGTTACTAGAAAGAATGAGATCATTATCTAGAGAGACACAAGTTTCAGCACCTGATACAGCTCAACCAGTGAACACAGTTACTAAAGAAGCTTTATATGAGTTAATGAATGATGAGAAGTACCAAACATCGTCTTCATATAGAGAAGAAGTCAAACAAAAGTTTGATAATTTCTTTGGAACTGGACCTGCAAAAACAATTAGACAATAAATAATTAACACTTGGTGTAGTTTTTTGCTATAATCAAGCCACAGATACCCGTTAATCGGCCTGTATGAGTAGTTTAAGCGCCTCGAAAGCGCTAGATTCGAACCCATACATGGCCACTTTGAATCGAGAAAGTAAGATAATTTTTTAATTCATAGGAGATTAACATGTCAGTTAATTTAAGTTCTTCGGCATCAGCACAGTTTGACGCAGAAGTAAAACATGCCTTTGCAGGCGCAGGTAAATTACGTGATACAGTACGAGTTCGTACAGGCGTAGTAGGCGATACACACAACTTCCGTACAATGGGTAAAGGCACAGCCGCTGCTCGTGGTACTACTCAAGCAGACGTTACAGCAATGGACGTTTCACATGCTAAAGTTGCATGTACTTTAAGCAACTATGTTGCTCCAGAGTACACAGACATCTTTGATGCTGCTGAAGTAAACTTTGACGAACGCACTGAACTAGCAACTACTATTGCTGGTGCTTTAGGTCGTAGAGTTGATCAGTTAGTATTAGATGCTCTTGAAGCTGTTACTTCACCGCCTGCTATTGCAAACGGTGGTACTAACATGACTTTGGCTAAGATTACAGAAGCTGCTTCTAAACTAAATGATGCTGGTGTTCCGATGGAAGGCCGTGTTATGGTTTGTTCTGCTGCTGCAATTGAGTCAATGATGAACAACACAACTATCACTTCAGCTGATTACAACGCACTACGTGTATTGATGTCAGGTGAGATGAACACATTCATGGGCTTCGAGTGGAAGATGATCGAAACTCGTTCTGAAGGTGGTTTAGTTGTTGCTACTAACATCCGCTCTTGTTGGGCATACCATAAATCAGCTGTTGGTTTAGCTGTAGGTATTGATGTTTCTACTGAAGTTAACTACGTACCTGAGAAGGTTTCTTGGTTATCACTAGGTAAAGTTAAAGCTGGTGCGGTAGTTGTTGATAAGACAGGTACAGTACAAGTTGATATTGACGAAACTGCGTAAGTTGCGTTAAGACTGGCCCTTTTCACGAGGGGCTTTTCTTAAAATAATTTAGGAAGAGAACATGTCAGCAGTTAAAAACTATACAGATATTGACATTGCATCAAATGCTTTATTGTTAATCGGTGAAAGCCCAATTGCTTCATTTACCGAAGACACAGTAGCAGCGCTTATTGCAGCCAACCTATACTCTTCAACATTTGAGAGTCTATTAACACTTCATCCTTGGCGCTTTGCTTCTACTAAAGCTACATTATCAAGACTAACAGCAGCACCAGTTAATCAGTGGAAGTACGCATATCAATTACCTGCTGACTTCTTAGTAGCTCAACACATAGACGAAGGTAACGATAATTACCAGATCTATGCTGATAAGCTATATTCAGATAATACAACGATGGTTCTTGATTACACATACAAACCTGATGAGTCATTCCTTCCTGCTTACTTCACACAGCTATTAGAATTAAGACTAGCATCAGTATTTGCTATTCCTATTACTGAGTCTGCTACTCGTGGTGAATACTACGCAGGACTGGCAGAAAAACAATTACAACGATCTAAGACTATTGATTCACAATCTACACCATCAATTGGCCCACCAGCCTTAGAGGGATCTAGATTAATTAATTCGAGGTACTAATGGCTAAAGCAATTGCATCTCAAGCATCATTCATTGCTGGAGAGCTTGATCCAAGACTAGCAGCAAGGATTGATACTGAGAGTTATACTAAAGGTGCTGAAACATTAACTAATGTTATTTGCCTAGGCCAAGGTGGCGTTAAGCGCAGACCTGGTATGAAGTATATTGATACAGTTACAGAGTCATCAGTACGTCTAGTTAGGTTTGAGTTCAATGTTACGCAGACATATCTTCTAGTATTCGTTGCTTCTAAGATGTACGTCTATAAAGATGGCGTATTACAGACTAATATCAATGCCTCTGGTAATGATTACCTAGTAGTTCCATATAGCATATCTGAGATTAAAGAGATCAACTGGACTCAGAGTGCTGACACTTTGATTATCTGTCATAACGACTACGTACCTAGAAAGATTGTGCGTGGTGCTACAGATACAGACTGGACTATTAGTTCAATGACGTTTACTTACTATCCAACCCATGACTTTAATAGGGATTATGATGGTGCTACATTTACTACACCTGCATCAGCTAAGGTTGTGGGCGATAGTATTACTATTACGTTAGATGCTGGACATAACCCAGTAACGACTGAGCATGTGGGCGGTATGTTTGAAGGTAACGCAGGTGTTGTTAGAATTACATCAGTTGACACTACATCAGGCGCACAAACACTCACAGGCACAGTATTACAAGAATTTACAAACACGAATACCATTAGTGGTGTTGATGCTTCATTAGAAGAGCCAGTATG